AGTGATAGCGAATTAACAACATTAACAACATAATGATTTTTAAGAAATACGAATTTACAGATAAGCAATGGGAAACCATTAGACCAACCTTATATAGTGAAGATGAGGAAGGGAACGAAACATTAATACCAGCAATCAATGCAGTCGTTGAGATTGGACACATATGTTCAGCATTTGACGAGGAAGGAATATGCACTGACCTATCGACTAAATATTCGGTTGATATGTTATTAAACAAGGAAGTTGAAAGCCTTGAAGATTATGAGGTTTATCCTGATCCAATAGGCGTTCATACATTCGCTGGTGATAGTGGCTTGTATCTAAAGGCATACTGCGAAAAATATCCTGACTCAACATTCTGTATTGTTCCTGAAACGGACGAAGAAGAATGAAAACATATTTGACATCTATATTGAAAGTAATCATACTATTTTTTGCACCAATAAAACCGCTTATTATTTTAATTAGTTTAAGCACCATTATTGATACTGCATTTGGCATTTGGAAAGCCAAACAACTAAACGAAAAAATCACATCAAAAATATTTAGGAATGGACTCGTTCCAAAACTAATTTCATACATCACTACCATTATGATGGTGTATGGTTCGGATGTGTTTATCATTAACGAATTAACAAAAAGCATTGTAGATGTTGAATTTCTTGCAACCAAAATTGTTGCACTTACATTGATAAGCATTGAGGTCAAATCAATGGATGAATCATTTATTGCGGTCAAAGGGTATTCGTTTATAGATAAATTCAAGCAAATGATTTCCAAGATTAAAGATGTAAAAAAACAACTATGAGGGCAATCCATAAGATAATTATTCATTGCACTGCAACACGTGAAGGGGATGACATCAGCGTTGATACAATACGAAAATGGCATTTGGCACGTGGATGGTCGGATTGTGGTTATCATTATGTCATTGATATTAAAGGCAACATAAATGCTGGTCGACCAATTGAATTAATGGGAAGTCACACTAGAGGTGAAAACAAATATTCAATAGGGATTGCATATGTTGGTGGGGTTGAAGCAGATGGCAAAACACCAAAGGACACAAGAACAAAAGCACAAAAGGATTCAATAATTAGACTTGTAAAAAAGTTAAAAGGTTGCTATCCTGACGTGACAATACATGGACACAACGAGTTTTCAAACAAAGCGTGCCCATCATATAATGTAGAAAATGAAAAGGATTTATTCGGATGAATGGGTTGAAATTTTTAACAAGTATCCACAATTTGATAATGAACAACGCGTTGAATATTACAAACGTGTTGGAGATTTAACTGGGAAAAAACAATCATCAGTTAAAAAATACTTCTTAAATTTAAAATCCAAAATTGATTCTTATTGTGAAATGGCTGGTGTGCCAACTCACAACGTCAAACATGGTTGGGTTAAAAGCAAAGACACATCACTATTTTTTAAGAATCCTGATTTTGAAGGTGCAGTTGATTATGATAAAATTCGTGAACAACTAATTAATGATTTAAAAGATTATGCACCAATATATCCACCATTAACAAGGACCAAAATACAAGATGGTCATTTGCTGGTTGTTGATCCAGCGGATGTTCACATTGGTAAACTTTGTGAAGCATTTGAAACTGGTGAGGACTACAACACAAACATTGCAGTGCAAAGAGTAAAGGAAGGTGTGCAAGGAATTATTGACAAGTCACGTGGGTATAACATAGACCAAATACTTTTTATTGGTGGCAATGATATATTGCATATTGATAGCCCACATAAAACAACCGCAGGAACTCCACAAGATACGGATGGAATGTGGTATTCAAACTTTCTTATGGCAAAACAAGTTTATGTTGATGTCCTTGAAATGTTACTTCCATTAGCTGATGTACACTTCACATTTAATCCATCAAACCATGACTATCAAAGTGGGTTTTTTTTAGCGGATGTCATTCAAACGTGGTTCAGAAACAATAAGAATATGACCTTTGATTGTTCAATTGCACATAGAAAATATTTTCAGTATGGTCAAAATGTTATAGGCACAACTCATGGGGATGGAGCAAAGATGAACGACCTTCCATTGCTTATGGCAGTTGAGGCAAAAGAATATTGGGCAAACACAAAGCATCGATACATATATACCCATCATGTTCACCACAAAATCTCAAAAGATATAACTTCGGTAAATATAGAGTCATTGCGGTCACCTAGCGGTACAGACTCATGGCATAAAAAACAAGGATATTTGTCAATGAAGGCTCTCGAAGGATTTCTGCACCACAAAGAGCATGGTCAGGTGGCAAGGTTTACACACTTATTTTAAGATAATATTTTAACAATCATTTTACGACCAAACTCATCAATATAAAAAGGTTTAAGTTTGTTGATTGTTTTATCATACATAAAATCAGTTTTTATTCCATACCAAGCATTTTTGGAACCTGATAATGTTATATGATCAATTTTATCTAAATAACCCTGATAGTGCCTATAGTGAACAACTGAATTATTGTCGTGTAATAATGAACCAACTTTTGTTGTTGTTTCAATTGTGATTTCATTCTTTGGATATTGATTTGTAAACTTCATTATGAGTACAAATATAATGTACAATAATTAAATACAAAACATTATTTTAAAATAATTTGCAAAGCAATAACACCAATTGCAATGATCAATGATTGGCGTGAACGTTTAAGTTTATGTTGTTGCCTTTGGTTGCTGGTCAACACAACATCATAACGTTCGTTAAGGTCATTTAAAGCGTGTTGAGTGCGTTTAAAGTTAGTTCGTGTACTATCTATCAACTCAATATATTTAAGTTCTTTAAACGCGTTTATTTTCGATTGAGCAATAAGAGAATCTTTTTGAATGAGTTCAACATAAATATCATCCATTTGATGCAAGGTAATAGCAACCAAAGTATCACCAGTTTTTTCATCTATTAATGCGGTTTGAGAATAGCTTAATGCGTTCAGTAGGAGGAAGGATATAATAATTAGATATTTCTTTTTCATAATATAGTTTGATTGTATCGGATTGTTTTTCTAAACTATCCAATTGCAAATAGATTGTATCGGTATTTGTAAGGATAGGCGGTTCAATGTTTTTCATACGTGTTAAATCGTTAATCATTAATAATGCAACGATCAATACAAATCCAAGTGTGATGATATAGTATTTCATAATTGTTGTTTTACTTTATGCCAGTAGGTAAGTGTTTGCGGTTTGTTATGTCCATTTGGTCCACCATTCCAAACACGTGCAATGCGTTCAGGCGTTCCATTGGGTGAATAATATTCTTGTATAATATAAAATATTTCAATGGATTTTGTTTTATTCCATCGGTCATTTAAGGTGTATTGATTGCGTTTTAAAATACGATTAACATCTTTTATCATGATTGGTCTAATCTGCAAAACACCACAAGCATCTTCGCGTTTGTTCCAAGCCTTTGGATTGTTGCGTGATTCAACATAAATGATTGCATCAACTAAATTATCCCTTACCACACCATCAGGTGATGATGTGGGTTGGAATAAATAAATAAACAATAAATGAAAAATCATAAATTCACAATATTTTCTTCAGTTAAACTATCCATTAACTTTCCAAAGTTAGTCACCAGTTTATCATGGATTTCATTCTTGGTATCTTGTTTGTCAAGCAAGTCACAAGCATCCACAACAAAAGATTCAAGCGTACGTGATACACGTTTTATGTCACGTTGTACCCTAACGCCATTTATTTCGACATCATCCAACAATGGAATCATCTCAAGTGATAACAAATAAAGTTTAATTAATGGGTTCATCTTTGGAACTGGATTCGGTTTGGTACTTTAAACACTGAACACATTTGAATGTGATCTTCAAACAATGGTTTGTCATACTCACACCAACTTTCATAACTCTTTAAAGCGTGTATGATTGTTGAGTGGTCACGAAATCCCATTATCTTACCAATGGTTGCAAGTTTAAGATTTAAAATGTTACGCAAAAAATAAATTGTTGTGTAACGTGGTCGAATAATTTCTTGTTTACGTGTCTTTGACAAGATAATTTCTTGCATATCATTTGCAGTCAATTGACCATACAACACTTTAATAATTGGTTTCTTTGCATAATATTTTGCAATCTGATATTTGATTGCATCAGGTGTTGTGTAATCAGACAATTGTTTGTTTATCTCATAAACATCAAAGGCTGGTATTAAGTAGGGGTGAACGTTTTTCATTTTGTTATAAGTGAATCTTTTGCGTATGTTAATTTTGGAACTGGTATTTGTTCACCATGTTCATCAATATAATTTGCACCATGCTTCATTGCTGCAAGTGCTTGTTTCGATTGCATCTCAAAGTTTTTGAGTTCTTGGTGCATCATTTGCCATTGCTCAATGTGTTTAAAATCATAGCGTGTTGCACCATTACGACGTTCAAACTTTACACCATGCAGTTCAAAGGACTTGCCGTATTTCTCTGATTCCTCCAATGCAATGGGTTCAATGTCCTTAATTGCTTGGTCAATCTCACGTTTGTATTCTTTAAGTTCAGCATATGCAATCAGGGGATCAGTCATCCCCTGAATTACATTGTTTGTTATATCATTAAAATGGGAGTCCTTCATCAGTATCTTGATTTAATGATTGGTATTCTTTTGATATTACTATCTTTTCCTTAATAAAATCGGGAAATGAATCAAATAGTTCTTGCTTAAAATCTGAATAGGTAAATTCTTGTTTATCATTTACTTGTTCAGGGCAATCCATTCCTTTTGGTAGCATGGACACACTGGCTATGTTTGCATAGGTTTTGCCATTGCCTGATGTTTTGTGCGTAATTGATAAAAGACAAGGCACACCAAGAAGATTGGTCACATCAAATGATTGTGCTTCTTTGTCGGTGAATGATTTACCACGCCATGATTCTAAAAATGCACGAAGTGTTGATTTTTCATGAAGCGAAAGAGTAAACTCCTTTGCAATCACACGAGGTTGTTCACCTTTTTCTTCGTTAAATGTCATTGTTTCGGTTGGTAGTTCCCAAGTGATACGTACTTTGTTTCGTTCTTTGGTTTCACCATTGAATGTTTCTTCAATAGTGCCAATATGGATCATTGAATAACATCTTGCTGGATATGAACCCGCTTGAATAATTTCAATGCTTTTCTTTGTTTGGTTTGTTGTTGCTAAAATTGCCATGTTTATATAAATTTAATGTATTTTGTTTCGTGAAAATAATCAATCAACGACATATGGAATGACTTTGCATTGCTTATTGCTTGCGCAAGTAGTTCCAATATAGCATCGTGATTGTTAAATGTAATGTTACGTTTACCCTCCAGTACACTGTTAAGTGTGTGGATTGATATGTTGTGTTTCTCAGCAATCTTGATTCGTTCAGGAATAGATGTGCAACACTTCAAAATGTCTTTGAGTTCGTTTGATATTGTGTTTTGAAATTTCATTTTAATTTTTCCAAAATAGTTTGATATTCTCTAATTCTTGATTTAATATTTAATGAGGGGGAATAATGTTCTTCGTCATCATTATAATAATCAACATACATTTTTTGTAGTTCATCAAGTTTATCATATACTAATTTTCGAAGTTGTGCTTTTTCATACTCGGTCATGACTATACAATTCTAATAGTGAAACAATGCCAATGACAAACATAATTGTTGCAATGACTGAATAATTAAGTGCAAACAATACCAAACTAAATGGAAGGTATGTTGCGAAGTAGATTAATATATTTTTTTTCATGTTGTTATATTGAACTGCAAATGTATAAAAATATTTTACAATAAAAAAAATAAAATAAAACTTGCATTGTATTACTTTTTTATACTATATTTGTATCATAATAATAAAAACAATAACAAAAATGAACAACACAATCACATTTTACGAAGGAGCTAACTTAATTGAAACAATTAAAACGACTAAAAACATAACTGAATGTTTTGTTGAGTTTAAATTAGCAAAAAATTATGAGTATCGAAAGTCTAATGAATACTGGGCTGATGTAATTCTAAACGGAATCGGTATAAGATACACACTAAAATATGGTGTAGGTCTTATAAAAGGAATACAATATGATTCTGTAACATTAGAAAAAATTAAATAACTAACACAAACCCTTCATCATATGGTGAGGGGTTTTTTAATATATATACATTATGCAATACACAATCGAAGATTTAGGACATTTTTATTTACAATCAATAGGATTGGAAACGTACGATCATTATTCAAAGAAGCACATTGAAAATATAGGATGGCAAGTTTTGGAATCATATGGTTCAATCGACAAAGCAATAGAACATTTTATTAATTAGGACACGTTTTGAGATTTTTTCCCTTATTGCTACCCCTGAAAAATCATTTTCATTTTAAGGGGGGGGGGTCACTTGGGAAATAAATGTGTCCTAAATCGTTAAAACATATGATTATCAGCGTTTTACGCGGACACATAGGATTTGTTTTGTTTAGTAAAAAATAAAAATTATACATTTGTATTCACAATATGATAAAAAACACAAAGATTTCAATCTTTAAATCACTATTTAAGTCATCGGATGTCCCCTATGATGTCCAACTTGATCAATCACTTAAAAGAATAAAAGAAGGAAAGTCAAAACACATCATTGATAAGATGATGACATTGGAAGGTGATGCACGTTCCAAACTTAAAAATAAATTACCTTGTATTATCTTTGGTGGTGTATTTACACAACGTAAAAAATCAGGACTTAAAGAACATAGTGGTTTAATGGTATTGGATTTTGATAAAATACCAAATAATAAGATGGCCATGATGTTTGACCAACTGAAACAAAACAAACATATTGTTTCGGTGTTTATGTCACCATCACGAAATGGATATAAGGCCATTGTATTAATACCTAAATGTAACGCCAAAGAACATGAACAATATTTTAAGCAGTTTAATAAGGATTACTTGTATGACTATTTTGATAGTGCTAATTGCAACGTTGATAGAGTTTGTTTCGAATCATACGATCCAAATATTTACATTAATTATGAAGCTATTCAGTACAATCCAAAGCTGGTTGATGATGGTTTTCTTATAGCTGACAAAGTTCCAATTATTCCAATTAATGATGATTTTAAGAAGATTGAACTTATAATGAAGTTTAATTGGCAAAAGGATTTTATTGAGGGTGAACGAAACAATTTTATCTTGGACATTGCCAGTGCATTTTGTGAGTATGGGGTTCAAGAAATAAATGCAGTTAATTACATTATTAACAATGTTGTTCATGGTGAGTTTAGTGAAGATGAAACAAAGAACACAATTAAAAGTGCATATCGGATTAGACCTTTTGCAATTAAATACTTTGAGGATTGGTCAAAAACTGATGCAATAAAAAAGGACCTGAAGTATGGTAAAGAAAAAGTAAAGGAATTACACAACATAAATGATGATGTATATGATCAAGTATCTGAAGAATCAGAGCATGAAGATTTTTGGTATTACGATAAGAAGCAAAATATAAAAATAGATCCTTTAAAATATAAATTATTTCTTGAAAGGAATGGATTTAAGAAATTCTTCTTTGCTGATAGTCTAAAACCATCATTTGTCAAAATCAAATCAAATATTGTATCGGAAACATCAACCGAAATAATAAAGGACTATGTTTTAAATTATTTATTGGATAATAATGAGATAGATGTTTATTCTTATGTGGCCACATATCAAAATTTGTTTACTGATTCATTCCTGACCATATTAGAAACAATTGACTTGATGATGTTAAATGATACCCAACACAAATCATTTATTGCATTTAGCAATGGTATTTTAGAAGTTACAAAGGACAAAGTATTTTTAAATGAATATGTCAATGTAAATGGTTATATATGGAAGAACCAAATTATTGATAGGGATTTTATTGAAACGGATAATCTTGATAATGATTATCAAAAGTTTATTAATAACATAAGTAATGCTGAACCATTATCCATTGAATGCACGATTGGTTATTTATTACATACATATAAGAATAAGATTGACAACAAAGCTATTATATTAAATGATGAGGTTATTAGTGACAATCCTGAAGGTGGAACCGGTAAAGGTTTATTTGTTCAGGGATTAAAAGAGATTCGGCGTGTAGGCATATTAGATGGCAAATCCTTTGATGATAAGAAATCATTTCCATATCAGACCATAAGCCAAGACACACAAATATTGGTTTTTGACGATGTTAAGAAGAATTTTGATTTTGAATCAAAGTTTAGTTTGGTTACTGAAGGAATAACGCTGGAACGCAAAGGAAAGGATGCAATCAAATTAAACGTTGAGGAATCACCAAAGATGCTAATATCAACCAACTATGCAATAAAAGGTGAAGGGAATAGTCATGATAGGCGAAGGCATGAGGTTGAGGTGGCACAATATTATAATTCAGATTTAACACCATATGATGATTTTGGTCGAACATTGTTTGATGATTGGGATGAGGATGAGTACACACGATTTGACAATTACATGGTAGGGTGCATTCAATTATACTTTACACACAAACTAATTAAACAAACTAATGCAAAGAATATTAAATTGCGTAAATTCATATCAGAAACATCACAAGAATTTTATGAGTGGTGCAATTATGATGGAACTGAATTGTTTAATGTTAGACTAAACAAACGGAATATGTTTGACCAGTTTGTCAATGATTACCAAGATTATAAGAAATGGCTCACACAAAAGAAATTCAACATTTGGGTTAAGAAGTATGCAAACTACATTGGTGGTGAATATACTGAAGGACATACGAATGGTGATCGTTGGTTTATGGTTGAATATGATTTACCTTTTTAATTATGAATATAACAAACGAAGATAACATGGACCTGATGGCAAGGTATGATGATAATCACTTTGATTTGGCTATTGTTGATCCGCCTTATGGGATTGGTATAAATAGTAGTGGCAGGTTAGGTCATTATGGAGGAAAAGGTAAGAATTGGGATAACGAGATACCAACGGATAATTATTTTAAAAAAGTGTATAGGGTAAGCAAAAATCAAATTATATGGGGTGCTAATTATTTTAATATGCCACCAACACGATGTTTTTTGATATGGGATAAACAACAACCGCAAGATGTTAGTTTTGCTTCTTGTGAGTATGCTTGGACTTCATTCGATAAATCTGCTAAAACATTCTATATGCGACCACAAAATGCAGATGATTATAGAATCCACCCAACACAAAAACCAGTTAAGTTGTATGAATGGTTATTGATGAACTATGCAAAGCAAGGTGATAAAATACTTGATACTCATCTTGGTAGTGGTTCAATTGCTATTGCGTGTCATAATCTTGGATATGATTTGACTGCGTGTGAGTTGGATAAAGAATATTATGATGCAGCTATAAAGAGATTGCATGATCATAAACTTCAACAAAAGTTGTTTTAATGGAGTTAAGAGATTATCAAAAAGACATTGTAAGGCGTGGTGTTGACATCATTGCAGACCATCGTTTGCTTTATTTGCAAATGGAGGTTAGGACTGGCAAAACACTAACATCATTATCAATATGTGAAGAACTCGGTGCATCCAATGTTTTATTTATAACTAAAAAGAAAGCCATCACCAGCATTCAAGATGATTATGATAAATTTGGTTTTAGCTTTGATATAACAATAATAAACAACGAATCATTGCACAAAGTAGATGGTGACTTTGATATATTGATATCGGATGAGCATCATCGAAATGGTTCTTTTCCAAAGCCAAACAAATCAACTAAACTTATCAAACAATGTTGGTCCACATTGCCAATGATATTCTTATCAGGAACACCAAACGCGGAAAGCTATTCCCAAGTATATCATCAATATTGGGTGAGCATACATTCACCATTTAAACAATGGACCAATTTCTATAAATGGGCAAAGGAGTTTGTTAATGTTACCGAACGCAATTTCGGTTATGCTAATGTCAAAGACTATTCAAGTGCTGACTATAATAAGATTAAACCATATATTGATAAGCACATTATTACCTACACACAACATGAAGCTGGATTTGAATCCAATGTCAATGAACATATATTGTGGTGTGATATAAAGGAAAGTACACATGACATTATTAATACATTAAAGAAGGACAAGATTGTTGTTGGTAATGCTGGAGCAATCATAGCAGATACATCAGTCAAGATGAAAAACAAGATACATCAACTATGCAGTGGTTCATGTATTCTTGAGGATGGTAGTGTTGTGATACTTGACACATCCAAAGCGGAATACATACGTGGTAAGTTTAAAGGGCAAAAGATTGGTTTGTTCTATAAGTTTAAAGGTGAACTTGATATTCTTAAACAAGTGTTTGGTGATAGCTTATGTACTACATTGGATGAGTTCAATGGTAGTGATAAGAACATAGCACTTCAGATCATATCAGGTCGTGAGGGCATATCATTACGTGAAGCTGATGCGTTGGTATATTATAATATTGATTTTAGTGCAATATCATACTTCCAGTCAAAGGATAGGATGACTACAATGGAAAGGAAGAACAATGATGTGTATTGGGTATTTGCTCGTAAAGGTATTGAATCAAAAATATATAAGAGTGTAACTAATAAAAAGGACTATACATTGAGAATGTTTAAAAGGGATTATGAACTATCAATCTAAAGTAATAAAGGAATATAAGGACAAAGGATATATGGTGTTAAACATTATAAGATTAAGCGAGAATGGATTCCCTGATCTTATGTGTTTAAAAGATAGTAAGGTGGTGTTTATTGAATGCAAAACTGGTGGTGATACATTGAAGCCATTGCAACGATATAGGATTGACCAGCTGCGTGAAATGGGCTTTGAGGCCATGTGTTTAAAAGATGATAAAATAATTTATTAATTTTGTAGTGATATGACAAAAGAAGAACAACAAATATTTTTTGATGAGTACATTAATAGGATGCGTGATGTACTACTTAATAAGGGTGATGATTATGCGAATGCAGATAGGTTGTCAAACTTCAAGATGGCTGGTCAAATAGCTGGTGGCAATGCACAACTCAATTGTCTTAACCTGATAGCAACAAAGGTTGCAAGGTTAGGTGTATTACTAAATAGTAATGACAAACCAAAGAATGAATCAATCAATGATTCAATCATGGATTTGGCTAACTATGCACTGCTACTTGCAATGATTAATAAATAAGATATGAAAGTAAACCAAATTGTTGATGGATTTTATGAATACAATGAACCATACTTTGATGTGGACTTATTAGATACGGATGACTTGTATGCAATCCAAGAGATTGCCACACAGAACGTGTTGCCATTGTTCTTGGGTAAGATGATAAACAAACCAGCTGAAGAACTTTATTCATCAAGATATGGTTTCCATTTACCTAACATGAAGTTTTGTGAACTACTAATCCAATACTTTCCATTTGAAGATGCGTTCATAATTGGTGATTGTAGTATATACAACAAGTTTGGAAAAGAATTTACGGATGATGAACATAGACATTTTCATGAATAATATAAGAGGGATAGGGGGTTTTAAAATCTACAACAATATGTACTGCATACGTTCGCGGATCTCCCAGATCGGAAGAG